TCACAGCTTGTTAAACTGCTCAAATACAAAGAACCGTTGATAGTTGTGCCTTTCAAGAAGTCCTTATCACAGCTTGTTAAACTGCTCAAATCCAAATAACCGTTGATAGTTGTGCCTTTCAAGAAGTCCTTATCACAGCTTGTTAAACTGCTCAAAAACAAATAACCGTTGATAGTTGTGCCTTTCAAGAAGTCCTTATCACAGCTTGTTAAACTGCTCAAATCCAAATAACCGTTGATAGTAATTTTACCATCCTTAATAGTGTAATTTTTTACACCGTACTTTTTTAATAATTCTAATTGTTTTTCCATTTTTTGTTTTGTTTTAATCGTTTTTGTGCTTTTCTTCCCACTCCAAACATTCTTGGCATTTGCCGTCCTCGTTTAAATCTTCTTCGTAAAAAAGATGGTCGCAGCATTTCGAACGGACTTTAATAGGCTGTAAAGCTTCTTCTTCTTCAACCTTTGCTTGCCTATTCATTTCGACGTAGCTTTCTTGTTGCCATTGTGAACTCATTACAAATTCTTTTTAATGTTGAAAATATTTAAACAGTCTTCCTCGTCAACCGATGTAATGCCATTGTAAAGCATTTCTATACACTCGTTTATAAGGTCGCTATTATTTCTTTTCTTTTTACCGTTCAATACAAGTAACGAAGATATTACCTGTAATTTCTGCTCGTTGCCCTCGCTAATGTTTACAATATTCTGTGCCATGTTTATTTTTTTACAAATATAAGCAATAATTATTAATTAATAATACGATAATTATATATTTAACAAATATTAACATATGCTTATATTTAATATATTGATAATTAATTACTTAAAATTTTACTATGTCTATACGGTAGTTAGCAGCAATAGCTAATACACCTTATTAACAGTTATCGTTAAGTCCTTGTAAGTTTTAACTAATCTCTTATAATCAAATGATTTTGTTTCTAAATTCCTTAGTGCTTTTTTATGGTTTTCTGCTTCTGTGAAAAAGTTAAAACTGCCAGTCCCATCAAGCGTTTCTATATGGTAGCCATTCATCTTACTACTGCTGCTAACAGCACCTTGTTTCAATGCCTTATTTTTCGGCTTCGTAGAAACATTTTTCTTTGTATTTACTTTCGTTTTCATAATATAATTTTTAGGTTAAAATCGGCACTAAAACAAGCTACGAACCGTTACCTCCTTTTAAAAGTCCTTTTGTTTTCGCTTTTAATCATTTTAAACACCCATACAAAGGCTATTACCATTACGGCGTTGAAAAGCATAATGTCTAACCAATCGTATTTCATAAGTCAAAATGTTTTTTCCAATTTTTACTTGCAGCTTTTAAATCGTCAACCATTAATTTATGTGTCGTTACTACTGCGTGCTTTGTGCTAACTTTCTTAGCTGCTTTCTTGTATATTGCCTTTACTTCATCTGGAAGTCTTAAAGGCGTGGGGTTTGGTTGTTTTGACATTTTTTATTTGTTTTGTTTTATTAATTAATTGATACATTACCTTTTAAATGACTTGGTAAAATGTGAGAGCCATTTATAGATATGAATTGTTTTTTTTCATTTAATACTACAATCATTTTTTCGGAAGTTGTCATTGTGTGTACCAATACTGTAACAATATATGAATATTTGTTTTTAGCTATTTCAGCAACAGATGTAGTAATATATTTTCCGTTGTTAATTAAGTTATTTAAGTTTGATACTTGTTTTTTTGTTAGTGCCTTCATAATAATTTGTTTTGATGGTACAAATGTAACACATTGTATTACTATATGCAAATAAAAAATGTTAAATTTTATAAAAAAGTGTAATTTAGAACGAGTATAAATAAAAACCCGACTTTTTACATCGGGTTCTTTTTGGTTAATTGACATTCTTTGTAAGTGTGCGCACACATTTAGCGTTACAAAGCATTGTTTTAAAGTATAAAGCCCTTATCGTTGTACACCGATGCTAAATTTGGTTCATTTATACTAATAGGCATTCGCAAATATAGTAAACTTTTGAGAAAAATAAATTTGCATATTAAAATTATTTGTTTTATATTTGTAGCTGTTATATAATTACTCGGAAGGTTCTAGTATAACAACTCTTAAAAACATATTGCCGTTGTTCGGCACATAAAGCCTCCTAAACCTTCCGACTTAATTGCTGGGAGGTTTTATGCTTTATGGACTTGCTGATTTCCTACTAAACAGCTCCGCTTTGAGAACAACGCTCGGCAGTCGTTGGATGTTTAAAGAGTTTAATAGGTGGCTTTAAATTATTCCTGCGACAAGAAATAAGAAACTTTTTAAATGAGTAGAATGGACGTAACACTTTCCGCTATTCAGCCAAAACGATGCGAGAAACTCAAGCTAAGGCATTTAAGGTAAAGATAGGACCAACACCTATTTTTACCCTCAAAGCTCAAAATCTAAGCACAGCATTTAAAAAAGTGCTATCCTTATTAATAAGGGGAGCAAATAAGAAACAGTTGATTTTACTATGGTTTTACCTTCTTAAAGTGGTTTAGGGATTTTCTAATGAAATAAAAAAGCCCCTAATAAATTAGAGGCTAAAAAATAGTCGAAATGGAAAAAACGCCTATTGTTTTAAGGTAAAAACTTATAATATTTTCTAAGTATAATATAAGTTATTATTAATATGATAAGTAAAATAAAAACAACATACCAATACCATTTTATACCAGTTCGCTCAACTGTTTTTTCACTTTCCTTTATATCTTTTTTAACCTCAACATCTTTATTTTGTTTAAGATTTGTAACCGTTTTTTTATCTTGGTAAACGTGTACTTTTTTAGGTTTTGAAATAGCCTTGGTATGAACTGTTTTTTTTACAGTATCCTCATACGTCTTTAAAATCAAATTATCGTTTTCCTCAGTAATAGTATCCCCTTTTAATAACTCAGATAATGAGTTTTCTTGTTTTAGACTATCTGATTTTACTTCTATGGTAGTATCTATCCTTTCGGTTACTGTTTGCGTTAAAACCGTTTTGGTTAAGTCGGTACTATCTGATTTTATTTCTGATTTATGCTTTAATTTTTTTACAGTTCCACATGAAGTCATTAACGAAATAAAAATCATAGCTAATATAGCTATTACAGCAAGTATCCAATCTGGTGTTTTAGGGTTTGGGTAAATCGGACTGGCTTCCATTAGTTTGTTGTATTATCTACTACTTTTTGTGCTTTACCCATTGCGGCAATTAATAGGCTTTGTCCCATATAACCAATAGCGACAAAAGCTAATCCGAGCCAATTACCTACTTGTTGAATTTGTTTAATTTCTTGAGAAGCATAAACACAAACGCCGCTAACTAAAACCGAAATTAATATCGAATAAATCTCTGTTTTAATATATTCTAAAAGTTTAAAATTATAATTTGGTTGTTTATTTAGTTTATTCATTTCAACTAAATTGTGTAGCAATACTCCTACGATTGCGAAGCCTAAAAGGGCTGGGTATGTGTAATCCATGTTATTTATGTTTAGGTGTTTTTATTTTATATAATCTTTGCATTTCTAATAAAGATAATTTATCTTCTAATAAAATTATTAAATCTTCTTCTTTAATATTTTTTTCTACATATAGAACATTCCATTTATGAAGCGTACAAATATCATTATCACTTACATTGGGATGGTTTAAAATAGAAGTATATAAATTTAATATTTCACTTGTATTTTTTAATGTTGAATCTTTTACATACAATAAACTATCCGCACTTATTTTACCTGTTAATTCCTGAGAAAAAACGTTTATTGATAAAAATATAAAGGTAAAAATTTTTATTAAATTTATCATGCTAATCTTTCTTTAATTGTTTCTTCGCTTGTATTATCTAATACTTTAGGATGAATATAAGCTAAAATAAATTTATTTGGTCTTATTTTTTCCATAGTCCAACCTCCATTATCTTCAGATTTATTTTGGTCATTAGGATTACTTGTATTTGCTTCTATGGTTCTTATTGTGCCATTTCCTAAATTTTCAATAAATAATCCCATGTGCCTTGGAGTTTTACCATCCCATCCCATTATAACTAAATCTCCACTTTGAGGAAATTTTGTTATTTCATTTGTAGTTGTATAATGTTTTAATGCGTTTGGGACGCTTGCCCATCCATTTAAAAAATCACCTTTACCAAGAGGAAATCCAGCTTCATTATAACAATATGAACAAAAAACAGCACAATCAGCTGCTTTTTTAATATTACTCAACCAATCATTATATTTTTTAATTTCAAGAGTATTTCCCTTTTTAGGTTCTCCATAAAACCAATCTCTATAAATTGGATTATCTTTATTCCCTGCAAAAGATTTTGCTATTTCTATAATTTTATTCATAACCTATGATTAATTATCTATTTCTTCAAAATTAGGGTTCTTTTTCCTTCTTATTTCATTTGGTACTAAGGCAACATCAGTATTATTATATGTTTTTTCTCTTCTATTTTCTCTACCATACTTTAATTCGTTAATTTGATACTGAAGCATAGTAAAGTCATCTTCGTGTTTTTGTTTAATCAAATCTATTTTATTTGATAATCCAAAATACAACGCCACAACCACCGATGTTCCATAAACTACCTGTATAACATCCTTATATTGAGAATAAAAACTCATAAACCTATTTTTCTAATTACAAGCTTAACAATTCTAAAATACGTGCATCTGCTTGTTCGTCCGTCCATTGACCTATATTATTATAGTCATCTCCCGACCATAAAATTAATGTTTGGCTTCCTAAAGAAACCCCAAAATCAACAAAGGCAGTTACTTGTTGTCCGTCGTCCTCGGTTTTATAATAAATTTGATTAGCGTCAATAGTTTGTTCTTTTACAAGTACTATCGTTTTAGTTTCTGTTAAATTAATTGTTCTCATGTTTTTTTTTTAATGTAAAGTTCTTGTTAATAAATATTGATAATTGAATGATACTTCTTGAGCCGTTAAATCAACATTCCAATAAGCACAAAGTGAAACTATACCGCTAAATGCATTTGTTGAATTGACTGTTTTATTATTTGATGCTACCCAAAAATAATTTGCATCGCTTAACGTTCCCAATGAAGCATTCGTTCCTGAATTATTTAAAGAGCCATCAATATATAAGTATAATGTTGTACCGCTTCTTACAACTGTAACTGTGTGCCAATTACCATCTGTTCCATATGAACTACCCGTTGAGGATACATTTATAGAATTACCTGCGTGGTCACGTATAAAACCACGTATAGTTCCATCAGAAAACAAATATACAATAACAGATGAGTTATTAATAGTTCCTGAATAATAAAAACTAAATATTGCTTTATTTGCCGAAGGATTACTTCCAGGGCTTTTAAATAAAGTAGTCATTGAAACATTTCCACTACCTAAAGTTATACTCGAACCACTTTTACCTTCTTGAGAGCCATTAAAATTTATATATCCCCAATTATTAGATGAATAAGTAGTTCCGCTTGTTAATGTTTGGTTGTTAGTTCCTTTTATATCGGTTAATGCTGTACCGCTACCTGAATAAGATAATGAGTTACCAATATCCCAGTAGGATACTAAACCCCTTGTAGTTAATCCATTTACATCGGTAAATTGAGGCTGTGCGCTTAAATTGCACGCAAATAAAATTAATATGTAAAGTATTTTTTTCATGCTAAAATCCGTCTTTCCAAGTTGTATCCCAATAACCGCTTTGAGCATTCCAAATCATGTATAAATACAGCCATTTTCCCGCCGTTGTGGCTGTTGGCGCAGGTTGGAATTGGCTGAAATTAAAACCTCCCGCAGTTGTTACAAAAGAAAGTGTTTGAGATGAACCGTTGTCTTTTACCTTTAAAATAAAACTTTGAAACGGTGTTGGCGTACCTGTTGGTGTTGTAAAAGTGGTCGCTGTACTTAATGAAGTAACCGAATAAGCTGAATAATTATCCGTGTTTATTGTTATTAAACTTGCAGTTGTTACCGTTGAATATGTGGGTTGTATTCTACTATTCCAGGTTCCAGTAGTTACAGTCCCTACACTTGCCAAAGCGGTCGCTGTGGTTACTGTGTTTTGAGTTGTATTTATTGATAATGTGTTTGTACTTAATGTCAATCCAGTTCCGGCCGCAATAGTTGTGCTTGAAGTGCCTAAAGCCATAGCTACTCCATTAACAGTAAATGTAGCCGATGAACTCGCTTTATTATTAAATGTAGTCCAATCAGTCGAACTTAAATATCCATTCGTAGAACCATTTGAAGTGGGTATTGTTAGCGAATTACCTGTAACTGTTAATGGTGATGAATAATTTAATCCTATTACAGTTGAACTTGTTATAGTTAATGGGGTTGATGTTGTATAGGTAGTTCCAGATGAAACCGTAAATGAAGGGTTTGAACTAAATGTTTGTGTACTTCCGTTTATTGTTATAGTTCCTGTTTTAAATAAATATCTATTATCATTTTGGTTTCTGTCAAGAATTGAAAGTCCGTTATTGTTTGTAGTAACATAGCTTTCAGTAATTGAGGAATATTGCAAACCCTTAAAAGTTGAGTTGGTGGAATAAAAAACCATGTTTCCAGAGTTCATTATAAATTGTGTATTGTTATTTCCAACAGAAGCAACAAAGTTTAAACCAAAGGTAGGAGAAGCTGAAACATAACTAACAGTTGATGAGCTAACTGAATTTAATTGTACGCCACCATTACTATTGAAATTTATATTACCATTAATCGTAGCAGTAGAAATATTTTTTTTATTGCCGTATCCGATATAGTAAGAGCCAACCGTATCAACAAAAGCGGTAGAATTAGCGGCCCCCCTATACTCAATAGTACCTGTAAGAGGATTACTATTAGTAGTACCTGTTAGAGCCTGATACCTTGCATCATTTTGGTTCATATCTAAAATAGAGTAACCGTTTTTATTGGCAGAAACATGACTTTCTGTGAATATATCATATTGTAAACCCTTGAACCAATTACCACCCATTATTGAAATATTTCCTGTGTCTAAAGTTAAAGTTGAATATGAGCTATTTAACCTTGAATTAATAGACACTGAACTACCTAGCAAATTAAGATATGACTGTCCATTAGGATAACGACTAAGACCATTAGAATAAGCAAACATACCAGCAGCACCTTTATTATCAAAATAAGCAGCACCCCCCAAATACATATTATCAATATCTTTACTATCTCCAGCACCAATATAGAAAGCTCCAACCGTATCAACGAAAGCGGTAGAATAAATTGCACCCCTATACTCAATAGTACCTGTAAGAGGAGCACTATTAGTAGTACCTGCACGAGGTATGAACTTTGTGCTATCAAAACTTTCATTTAATTCATTTTTGGTTACAAAAGGATTAACGTTTGATGGATGACGTGTGTTTGCTTTTAATGCCTGCAAACAACTGTCTGGTAAACTTTTTTGTCCATAAGACAAAAAACTAATTAAAATTAAAGATAAAATTAAGTTTATTTTTTTCATGGTTTTGGTTTTTTATTAAGGCGTTACATAAGGTATGCTTCCGAGTGCACCAACAACTTGCCAGTTAGTCCCGTCAAATACTATTTTAATAATTTGCTTATTCAAAATATCTCCCTCAGCTATCGTGTATTTAATTTTTTCCATTTTTTTGTTATAAACTTTCTACAATATTGTTCGTAACGGTTAATATCCTAAACTCTCCCCCAATTATGTACCCCGAATAAATACCCCCAGACACTATATCTCCAACCGAAATTGTTTCCCCATTAAATATCTTAATGTTTAAGTTTCCTAATGCGTTAAATTGTATAGTTGATCCATTTACACATCCAGTATGAAACTGAACGTCTACCCTAATGGGACTTAAATATGATGTTATTGATGGCGAATTAACTTGGTAAGCAGAAGATGTTCCTGTTGTTGTGTATAAATTACTTTGAATAGAGTCCAAATCCTCTAATGTAAGGAATGGATTTTGCAAATGAGGATGCTTAAGGGCGTTCTTTAGTGCTAATATGATATTTTGAGGCAATATATCCATCTTGTACATTCAAAAAAGCCCCGATTTTTACACGGGGCTTCTTATGTTATTGTTTGTTTTTTATTAGTTCAACCAATCGGTGTTTTCGTTTGCGATAAATTCGTAAACAATAGGCACCGCAGTAGAACTGTTTAGGTTGGTGTTGCGTAAGAACGGCACCATTACTGTTCCAGCAGGAAGAACGATTGGAGTGCTTGCCGCAGAATTAACTACATAGCTTTTTCCATTAACCAATGCGCTTACCGTACCATCTTTTTTAACGATTACCTGTAATACGTATTTTGTGCTGTTTGAAACCGTATCGCCAGTATTTGTTTCTGTATAAGTACCAGAAACCAACATTCCGGCTGTTTTAATAGCGGCACCCACTAATTCAACCGCAGCAGCTTTTTGGTAACCACTTAATGCGGATTGACCAGCTTCTTTAGTGCGGAACCCTAAAGTCCAATCAACGTTTGCAACAGTAGTGGCCGACACAACAGCTTCAACGCAAAAATCATCTGCACCGACAGTAAATTGTTGAGGCGCACCGGTAGCTAATACGGGTGTCCATTCAGAGCCTTCGGTAGCTGTCGCATCGTTTTCTACGTTCCATCCATAAGATGAAATAGAAGGCTCGATAATAGTTGATGTTCCGATAATAAATTGCTCTAATTGACCTTGATTGGTAATATAGATGTTGCTATCTCCAGCGGTACCACTAACAGCACCACCACCAACTTTTTGGCCTAACGGAATGCTATCAAAGAATTGACCGATTCCGTGTACTCCGTTATTTATATCGGCCATTACTTTGTGCATAGCTTTTACAAACGTAAAGTATCCGGTTAAGTTTGTAGTTGAAGTTCCGGTTCCATTATCAACAAATACCCAAAACTCTTTAGATTCCAATCCCATTTTGTTGTCGTTGTTTGTCAACGGAATTTGAGAATAATCATCAAAAGAAATTATGAACGCATCGTAGTTTTGACCTGAAACAGCGTATGTTCCGTCTGCCGCAACCGGAGACAAAGCTCTCCACACAGCTTCACCGGCAGGAGTACCGACTGGGTAATACATAAACAATGGGTCTAAGGCTGGTTTGTCAGCTAATAAAATAGCTCCAGTTCCAAACTCATAAACAGCAGATGTAGTAAGTGTTTTATCTGTCGCATCAACAAACCCTGTTCCGTCAGAATTAGTAAACAATACTACCTCGGTAGCACCATAATTAACCTGAGAACCACCATTGCGCGCGCCATAGTAACCACCTTTATCGGTAATTGTAAATCCAGCACCACCAGTTAAAGAAACAGCCGTTACACCTAAGCTATCAGATTTGTCATTAATAGCTTTTACTAACATTCCGTTAATAATCTCTCTGTTTTGAGCGTCCGTATTACCAGAAGGAAACGAAATAGGAGACAACACAGCGATTTTGTTTAATCCTTCTTGTGCTGCGTTTGGATAGCGCTCTACGCTTCCAATACCAAGAGCGTACTGAGTACCTGTACTTGGCGTATAAGATGAACCAATCGTGTAAACCTGAACAACTTCCGCTTTATAGCGAACGTGTTGAATGCGATTGATAAATGATTTTTTAATTTTAGTACTGCCAACAATTAAATTGCCGTTAGCGTACTGTACATCGGCTTGCGATGAGGTTTTTAGTAAAAACGATTTTTGTTTTAACATTTTTTTATTTTTTTAATTGTTGGTTTTTAATTTTCTACAAACATACGAATAATTTCTTATTTAGAATCATTCTAAATAACTTTTTTTAATCCGAATGTATATTTTTATCCATAAACTGCTCTTTTTCAAAACTTGATATTTTAATAAGAAGGTTGTCGGCCGCCCTTTTGCAAATTTCATCCTGTATTTCAACAGGCATATCACTATTTACGATAATTGAATATGGTATTACTATTCCCGAAGTGAGTGTCGTTACTGTTGTTGAAACAAACACACTGCCGGCAGGATAGAACGTGCCATTATAAGTTACATCGTCATAAGCAATATATTGAGTATTTGTTTGTACGGTTCCCCCTGTATATCCGTTTATTTTATCAGCCTCCGTTCCAATAGAAACATTAACCGGATAGCTTAAATATTTGAATTGACAAGATTGAAGGGTATTTCCTCCGTGTAAAATATTAAAAGAATTACTTAACTCTTGATAATAGAATTTAGTTTTCCCCTTAACCGCCTTTGGCTTTTTGAAACTATCTTTTAATATAGTTCCCGTCATTTCCATTGGGCAAAATCTACAATAATCGGTTAATCCATCAACGGTAACAAATAATTCTCCAAAAAAACGATAATCATTAGGGTAAGGAATTGTGTCGCCAACGGGAGATATACCCACTTGTTTTATTAGTGTGTAAAGCTCCATCATTACTTGGTTGTTGCTTTCAAAAGAATAGGGCTTTATTTGTTTTTCATTTTCTGTCCTATCCTTAAAAACATCAACCGTAGCAAGGTTAATGGTTTGTATTAAAGAAGAATCTAAAAAACGAGCCGACTTCTCCCTGTCAAGGTGGAAGTAAACTCGTTCTATCATCTCTATAATATTCATCTTATACTAAAGATTGTGCGTCTTTTATTGCTTTTTTTAGAGTGCCTGGCTTCATAGATGCGTAACCTTTTATTTTTAAATCTTTTGCCAAATCTTTTAATTCGCTTTCTGGCATAAAATCTAAATTGGGCTCGGCGCTAGAAGCCACATCCCCTTCTTTATTTTTATCTAAAAGAGCCTTGGTTAATAGCTCAACTTGTTTCTTTAAGTCTTCTACCTCTTGATTTTTTATATCAACCATAGGAATTTTTGAGTTTTTAGAGACCTTTTGTTCCTTTTCGGCTGTTTCGGTAGCAACAACAATACTCTTGTATAACACAGCCCTTTCTGGCATTGAAATATAAGCTATACTGTCTGTTTCTGTAATACCTAAAGTTTCCGCACCAAACGTGTACATCATTTGCCCACCTTGCAATACTCTATTTATTACTCCGCGGTGAACGGCTTTATGAAATACAATAGCGGCGTGTCTTGTTGGGCTTTCCCAAAAGTTCAGGAAGTCTTTAAAGTTTTTTTCTACAACAAAACGCAATTCAGAACGAAGCGTTACCGGGTCAAATGCAGCGGCGTTTATTTTTAAAGGTATTGCGGCATCTCTCAGTTCATATTCATCAAGTCCTTTGATGATTTCAATAGACCTATCCTTTAAAGTATATTCCTCTAAGCGTTTTTGGGCTTTAGCCTGAAAGTCAAACACTTTATACAAAGGTTTACCCGAAACCTGATTTGGACTACCCTCTACAATAGGAGATCGGCTTAAAACAACCCATCTTTCTCTATCTCTCGGGTTTGATAAATCAAATTCCTCAACCATATCTAAAGATATTTGCTGCCAAGTAATTCCGTTTGTGTTTTGATTAACACCAATAGGAATACCAAACCAAACACCGGTAGATAAATCTTTAAAGGCACTTATTGTAGCGCTTGAATAAACCGAGTTTTCTTCTTTTACGGCGTTTCTACTTACACGGAAACTTTGTAAAGAGATTTTGCCTATACGCCTTTCTTCCCAGATTTTGTGATCTAATTTAGCCACAGGATGCTCTACACCATTTCCATCTTTAAAATAGAAAAAGTGTACACCCTCTTCCAAAGTCCCGCTTTGGGTATCGATTGTTCTTTTTTCTGACATTGTTTTTATTTTTATTTATTGTTTAAAATAAGCCCCCATTTTAATAGGGGGCTATTGTTTTTTAAGCAGCAGGCTCAATTACTCCGCAAAGCTCAGGTTTGTGGTTTACTAACAAATCTTCTTTTAAGTGAGAGAACGTGTTATAATCACCGGTTGTTACGGCAACACCATCTCCAGCGCCCGACATACCGTTAAACACTTTATAAACGTTTGAACGATCAACGCCGTTTAAGCGTTTAGCCATGATTTCGATATTTTTAGTAGGCGCCATTGGTTCTTGAATAGTTAAAAACAAGTAAGTACCACTTACAATGTTTTTGCCATACGAGTTGTATTGTGTGTGCATTACGTCATCAAATTGAGGGTGCAATACAAGAAAATATGTATTACCGCCAAAATCTAAACGAGTAAATGTTTGCCCAGTCATTCCAATACTACCGCCTTGTTCTTTCATATCAGCAATATTTTTAACGTAATAAACGTTTTGTAATTTTGCCAATACAGGGGCGATATTCATTTGGAAGTGAGTAAACCCAACACTACCGGTAGCAACCACGCGAATAGAACCCATAATTTGGTTGCTATTGCGGTTTAATTTATTGTGCATATCAACCCAATCATCAACGGTAGTCATACCGTCAATACCAGAAGATACAATTTGATTTGCACCAGAAACAGTTTCAAATAAACCGTCGCCGCGAACCATATCAAATCCATTTTCATCTTTTGGAATTTCAGATTTATGGGTGCCATCGGCATTACGCATATTTGAAATACCCCAGATTTTTTGAGTTTCGTTTTGCTTGTTAAATTCTAACATAGCATTATAAACCGGCTCATAGAAAAACCCTTTCGCGCTTTCTCCTGTATCTTGGCGAGTAAACTCAACCCATGTTTGTTGGCTCATATAGTTACCGGTAAGCGAAATTTGATTACGCTGAATGGTGGTATAAGCAATAAACGTATCTGGGTTTACTGTGATGCTATGCCCTTTTTCAGAAGCCTCTGGGTAAGAAGTATAAGCACCCATTACGGTTTTGGCACCGCTTTGACCAGCACAAATTGTATTCCAATCAAACAAGCGACCATCGGCAGAACGGAAAGTGTAAACATAGTTACCAGCTACGCCAGTACGCGAAATTACTTGCGCCCAAAAGTTTTGAGCATGGAATTTAACCATCATATTTTGGTGTAAGTTTCCTTCTTTTGCTAAAATTTGGAAGGTTCCGTCAGGATTGGTAGAACCAACTTGAGAAATAATAGCTGTTGGGCGACTTAAACGACCATATTTTTTAAATTGATACGAAATAGAAGACACGCTTTTGCTTTCGTCTAATTTAACTTTGTCCGAATTGTCTAATTCAGGACGCGTTAATGCCAACTCTAAATTTTTAGAGGTTGTAAATAACGTTACCAAACTACGTTGTGTTGTTCTGTCTATAAGAGTTTGAACGTAAGGTTTGGCGATTGCGTTAAGAATCAAATCCTCTTGACTTAATGTAGACGAATTTGATACTGAACCAGTCAATATTGATGCTGATACTGGAATGCTCATTGTTGTTTAATTTTAATGTTTATAATTTTATTATTCCTTAAATATGTCGAGACCCGTAGCTTTTTGACCCGAAGCAACTACATTATTACCCGCATTTGGAATGTTGTGCATTTTTTTAAGTTGCTCATTCAAAACAGCCTCTCTTGTTTTCTGTTTAATCTCATTTAGCGCATAATTAGATATAGATTTGTGAATAATTAATTCGGCAATAGCCTTTTTGTTATTAATCACATCGTCAAATTTTCCTAATTTCACTTGGCTTATCAAGCTGTTTTTAATTGAATCGGGTAATTTCATTCCGGCATATTCTTGAGATGCCAAAATTTCCTGTTCAATACCAGAAATAAGTTCATTTTTTTGAGCTTCTTCCCTTTGTTTTTGCTTGGTAAGAGCCGCCGAATAAATAGAATTAATAGAGTTTATTCTTTCGTTCTTAATTTCGGAAATGTCTCTACGAATAGAGTTTGCTTTCGCGTCAATCTGCCCGCTTTCTGCAAGTTCTTCTAGTTGCTTGTCAATATCTTCTTGGCTAAGACGCTTATCTTGTTGTAACTCTTGTTTCAACAAATCATAGTTTGATAAACGTAATAAAGAATCTATTTCGGCAACTGGATTGGCAATTTGAGCTAAATCATAGCCTTCACTAGCCAATACAAAAGCAACTTGAGCCTTTGGGTCTTGTTTTTCTAATGCCTCTAAAAATGTTTGCTCAGAAGCCTTTTTTTGAAGTCCCTCATCGCGTAACTTTAATGCCGCCTCAAAAGAACCGAGATTATCATCGCTTATGTCTAAGCCAAGCCTCTTGCCTAGCGCAACATAATTAAGGTCGGTTCCTAGTTTTAGCTCTTCATCAAATTTAATGCCCTCGAGAGATGGCGTTATTTCTGTTTCTAACTTAGGCTCCGTTTTAGCTTTTGCTGGGATTGCCTCTGTTTTTACTTCAGTAGTAACGGCTTCTTGTTTTGGCTGTTCCGCTTTTGGGGTTTCTGGTGCTGGCTGGGTTTCTTTTGGAGTTTCTACCGGTGTTTCCTCGCCTAAAAATTTATCCCAAGACACCTCTTTTTTTACAATAGGTTGCGCACTCTCGGTGGCAAGCTGTTCTATTGGTTGTTCTGTACTCATTTTTATAGTTTAAAAAAATTTCTACAAATATAGTATTAATTTTCTTATTTATAACGATTCTAAATAAGAAATATTTTCTTACATTTGCAAAATGAGTTTATCACTTAACTTTTCTGTTCAAATATCTGATGATAACAACTTTTTTGTTATAGCTGATACTACTGGTGCTTACTCTTCTACTAATACGGGAGGATATGGCACTCCAAATCCAGCAACAACAGATGTTGTAAACGTTGTATTAAAACTTACAAGAGAAGAAGATAGCATTCAATATAAAATAAATTTAACCGTAAAAAGCGGCACTATAACTGGCGCAACTTTGGTAAATCCAGACACCACAACATCTGATGCTATGAGTTTTTTAACAGACGCTAATTTCCCATTTACTTCAACAAACCCCATTAAGATTCCCAATATATTTGATGGGGCTACCGTTGCAGCACCAACACCAATAAAAGATAATGTATACGCTATTGATTATTCGGTTAGTCAAGTAAACATATCGGGAACAATTTTTAGCGCTCATATAACAAAAAGCATACTTCAAATTTGCTCTATTATCTGTTGTAATACGAAACAATTTCTAAAAAACAAATGTGGTTGTGATTGTAATGATAAAAACACTATTCATAATTTAAAAACTTGGTCTCAAATATTAACATCTCAATATGCTGCTAATTTAGGTCAATACAATTCGGCTAAATGCGCATTGAGAAATGCGCAAAAGTTGTGTACTGATTGCGGCTGTAATTAAATGTGTACTGATTGCGGAATAAATAATTGTAACTGTCAGCCGGTTGTTGTTCAAAAAGGCAATACCGGAAATACTGGATCGAATGGAAACCAAGGTATTAAGGGTAACCAAGGTTATGCCATGGTTACTGGATTTGTTCAAAACGATGGAACCAAAGAGGGGGTTGGTAATTTATACGCACAAAAATTTATAGCATGGGTTGGAGGGGAAGGAACGCCTCCAGATTCACCTGCTAATCCATATATGCAGCCAGATGGAACCTTTGGAGTTCTTTCTACTGCTATAAACTTTAAAGGTCAAACAGGAAAAACATTTAATTGGCTTGGAACTTTATCATCGGCACCCCGAGAACCTAATGTTTTAGACGCATATAGAGATAGTACGCTAAAAGAAGCTCGTTTTTGGAACGGAACGTCGTGGCAAACGATAGTAATAGATGGACTAAGCGGAGACGCCGGCGATAACGGAATAAGCGTTACTAACGCAACAATAGATGGTTCGGGACATTTAATATTAACCCTTAGCGATAGCTCAACCATAGATGCTGGTGTGGCAAAAGGCTCAAATGGAAATAATGGAACAAACGGAACCAATGGTGTAAACGGGTTTTTATATGAAACCGTAGACGGAAACTTAACGCCAGCTCAAGCTACTGATAGATATCAGTTATTAATGAGAAATTCAAGCAATACCGGTTATGAATTTGTTTCAATAGTACAATTAAAAGAAATAATTAATTCAATATAAAATGTCATTAAATCAAATAGCATATTTAAAAAATCCCGCAACATCAAAAACGGCTGGCACAACGGTTAACGCAGGAACTTCGGCAACCGCAACGCTTTATACCCTTGGTTCGGGAGAGACAAAACTTATTACCTCGTTTGTTATTACGGCTATTGTTTCGGGTACCGCCGGAACGGATTACTGTATAGCTACTATTACAATAGGCGCTGCCAAAGCTACTGTATTATTAAACGGTTCGTCCACCGCCACTCAAATTACAGTAAAACTTAGTGATTTAGGGATTGCACCCGGGTTTTTACAAAACGGGGACGTGATTAGTGTGGCAATAGCTACAACTGGTTCGCCAACAGGCAGTATTAGTTACTCTGTAACCCTTGATGAATATCAGGCTTAATGCTAATTGATGATATTACATACGCGACTTTAGCATTAAAGCAGTATTGTGTTGCTTTTTCTAACGACCTTTTTACAAAAGAATCGTATGGAGAAGAAGAATGCGAAGACTGTTGGATAAAAGCTATTTTGGCGTGTAGATATATAGCTGTTTTTGAAGATTATTTGTGTGATATTCAAAACAACTTAACACCTTGTTTATGTGAAGATGAAATGATGAATTATTTACAGCTTGCATCGAATTTATATAACGGTAAAGGTTGTGGATGCGGTTAATAAAATTAATAACACTTTAATTATTTAGAATCATTCTAAATAAATACATTTGCAAAAAGAATGCCATACTTTCCTATACAAACTATACCTGAAAAGGATAAATTAAAGCCTGAGTGGGGAGCGCAGCATCTAGATTTTGCCGTTACCTTATTGCAAAATAAAGGCACTAGAAATACAAGCGTAAGCCAAACATTTAGGCGGTATAATGGAGAGGTTGATGTAAATGATGTGTTTTATCAGAATTTTTCTCATACCCACGGCATAAAAAACAAGGCTGATATTATTCACTACAATTTTGCCCGAAACAAAATTAATTTATTATTAGGCGAATATTTAAAAAGACCTATAAAAGCAACGGTTTTTACTGAAAATGCAGATGCTAAAACGGCAAAGTTAGAATACATGAATATGATGTATGGTTTAGCTGCCGCTAGAGAAGCTGTTGAAAAACTAAAAGAGGTTGGCGTTGATGTAACGAATGGCGCACAAATACCACAAAGTGCAGACGACCCGGCTTGGCAAAATATGTCATTTAAAGATAAGTATGAAACAATAATGCAAATCATTATTAATAATACTATATCTGAACAAGATTTATTAAGCAAAACATCATTTAATTTTCTTGGTGTTTGCCTCAATGCTATGTGTTACCATAAAATAGATGTCAATGAGTTCACTGGGGCTGTTAATTTTATGCCTATTGACATTCGGGACAGTATATTTGTAGAAATCGAGAACGACCCATTTTTAGAAAGAAGCCCATTAAAGGGGGCTAAAATAAGAAAAACAATATCAGAGGTTTTAAAAGACACTACACTAACAAAAGACCAGCGTTCGGCTTTAGAAAAAGCCAAAAGCCAAAACAGTTATTATACTTATGCTGGGCAATCTAAGCAAATCGCAACTTATATGCGCGGTGGAGACCTTTGTGTAGATGTTATTCATATTGAGTGGATAAGCCCAACTCCCGAATACTTTATTTTAAGTCCAAAAACAAAAACACAAATTGAATACGCGCCGGAATCAAAATATTATTTATTGCCACTTAAAACAAGTGTATATGAGGATAAACCAGATAAATACGTATTAGTTAATCCGGAAGATTCTGAATTTGAAAAAAAATTAGCTGAAGTAGATAAAAACAAAATACCGTGTGTAGTAAAATATAGAGATGTGATTTGGGAGGCCACTCGTATAGCTGGATGTATAGACGTTAGGGTAAGACCAAAACCATTTATTACAAGAAAAGTTGATTCTCCTAGTGAGGCTTGTAATATGTCTTATGGAGGATTTTTGTTTGGCACCGTAGATGGGGTTAGAATATCTGTTTTTAACCAAATAGACAATATAAATAGGGCTTTAGATATTGTTTTATATCAGATTTTAAAAGAATTAAATACCGCAAAAGGTCGCTCACTCGTTATTGACGGGGCTAATTTACCAAAAGATACAAGCGCCAAACAATTTGTTTACGACTTGGTAAACGACGGGGTTACTCTTATTGATAGTGCCGCGGACGGCAATAGTGGTGCGCCGGTTGATATTAGGACAATTATTCAACAATACGATTTAGGTTTTTCTCAAAATCTTCAATCCCTGTTTATTTTAAAGGATCAATTATTAGGAATGATGGATAGATTGTCGGGAATTAACGATAATCGAGAGGGTTATTCTCCGGCAAGCGAAACAGCAACCAACAATACAGCGGCAATAACAGCCAGTAGAACGGCAACCGAACCGTTATTTTATGGGTTTTCGAAATATATTGAAAAAGTGTTGATGAATTTAGCTGAAACCCAAAAAATTACCTTTGGTATATTTAATCAAGAAAAAGGGCGTCAAATATTAGGTGATAATGAATTTGGTTTTTTGGAGATTTTACGCGAAATAGCTTACCAAAGTTACGGTGTTAGTATTCATGATAGCGCTAAATATGCTACTATGCAACAAAGTTTAGATCAGGCCATGGGCTTTGCTTTAAATTCTGGCAAAATAGAAATGATAGATTGGCTAAACGCTAAAATGGCAGAAACCTTCGTTCAATCTAAAAACGTATTTGAAAGCGCTATGAAGCGCACCCAAGAAATTGCCGCCCAACAGCAACAACAAGAAGCTCAACAACAACAACAAATGATGCAAATGCAGCAACAATCTCAATCAGACGAGGCGGCAAAAGCAAGACAAGAAAAACATTTGGGTGATATTGAAAAAATTGACGCAAAAGCTAGGGCAACCGTAGCTGTAAAAGACAAAGAAGCTATTAATAAAATGCACATTGATAGCAATAAGGCGGCACTAGAGAGCTTAAATAAAAAATAAAACTAACGGGATTTAGTTATGAGCTATTTGTTTTATGTTAATGAAAAGCAAAATGCTATTTTGCGGCCGGACACCATTAAACTATGTCCGGAATTAGGTGTTCTTTCTGAAAAAGAAACGTTGGTAATAATTCTTACTTACGATTATTACTCTCCATATAACCAATTTCCGGAAGAAGATAGAAGAAGAAAGGCTTTAGCACACGTATTTAACGGAACAGAGCCTAATGATTTTTGGAATAAGCCTAAAATAATGGTTGCCATAGAGTGTTATCGCTCACTTCAGTACAACATGAGGTTTGAGTTAAAACAGACTTATTTATCGAATATTCAAGAAAAAAGTTTACTAATCAGTCAAACTAAAGATGCAGACGAGGTGTCTAAACTCGCAAACACAATATATAAACTAAGGAAATTCGTTTACGAACTCGACAAAGAAATAGTGGGCGATATTAGACAAGAGGGTATTATTGTGGGTAATTCTAAGTTATCATTTTTAGAACAACTACAAGAAAACAGAAATACTTATAATGCCCTATTCAAAAAATAATGGCAAATATATTACGCGCACCATATATTAAACCTAAAGGGTTTTGCCCAAACCCAGTAGCTAAGTTTGGCATTCCAAAAGAAGCAGATAGTATTTTAAATCCACGCGTTATGGGAACTAAAATACACCAAGAATATTGGGAAGAGCAACTTTATTACATATTAAACGGCTACGAAACTGGTGGAATGAAAATACCTGGCCGATATTATTACTTTCTAAACTTCGTAACATTTGATACCGTAGCAGGGGTAATGTACCCAATGATAAACGACCTTCATTTAGAATTGGCTTATTTCGCCGACTATTGTAAGCAAGCTGGTAAAAATGCGATTTTACCTAAAAAAAGACGTGGCGGACTTTCTGAATTTGGAAAAACCATGATTATGGATTATGGGTGGCGTTTTCACGTAGGATATAAAGGTGGTATCGCGGCAGCACAAGAAGCGTATGTACAAGATTTTATGGAAAAGTGGTCTTCGCTTAATGAAAGGATAGTACCCGAGTTTAAGATAAAACTTATAGCCAACAATAAAGATGAAAAAGTAGCCGGGTGGAAAGCGAAAGATGAAGATGGATTTAGAAAGTACGGAACCGGTAACGCTATATACGCGCGGACAATGTTTAACAATCCTAATATGTTTAAAGGGTTATACCTAAATGATGTTATAGCCGAAGAAGCCGGGGAGTTCGAAAACCTAAAGCAATTTTTTGAGGCGACGAAACATTGTATGATGTTTGGATCAGTACAGGTTGGTAATTTTTGGGTATGGGGAACCGGCGACAAAGATAGTAAAGGAAACGCTGTTTTTGAGGAAATGTGGCACGGGGCCGACAAATACAATATGGAAAGGTTTTTTATACCTGCAAATAGATTCCACTTACCGTTTTTTGGGGGAGCTAAAGATATTACTGGAACTAAGCCAGAGCAAACCCCAAACTTACAACATCTTACCGAAGAAGAAAGAATAGGGGTTGAAGATACCGAAGCCGCACAAAAAGATATTGATGAAATGTTAGCCAAATTACTAGCTTCAGGAGATGTTGATGCTTACATAAAAGAGAAACAAAACAATCCAAATACACCCGAAGATGTTTTTGCCGGAGCTATATCCGCTATTTTCGACCACGAAATACTTAATGATACCGGTTATGACATATCAAGCAAGCCACCTCAATACACAAAATACAAACTTGTTCCGAAAAAGAACGACCTAGGGGAACTAATTTTACCGTATCAAATCGACCTTATACCAGCTAAAGACCAAGAGAAAGAAGAAGAGTGTGTTTTAATAGCCGATGATTGCGTTTACCTAGAAAACTCAACAAGACTTTATGCCGGCGGCATAGATAGCTATAACCTAGATAACGCAAAAACAACCAAATCCCTTGGCGCCATGTGTGTTTATGTTAGAGATAACGACATCCCTAATTACCCAAAAAATAAAGTAGCCGCAGTTATCCGTTGTCGTCCGGAAAGAAAAGAAATTTTCTACGATATGTGCTTATATCTATCTGCTTATTACAATCTTATAGGAACTACCCTTATTGATACTGGTGCCGACAACATAATAGAACACTATAAATCTAACCACGGAAGAAAATACCTAGCCAAAAGACCGCTTTCGGCCGAAAAAGATGATAGCCAACTCACCCACGACTACGGTTTAAAACTTACCAAATACTCCAGAAAATACATGGAGGGAATTATGCAGTCCAATGTAAAATCTTACGGAAAATCAATCGTATTCAAAAAACTTATCGAAGAATTAAAAGTCTATAAAGAAGCTCAAATTGACAGCGATAACGACTTAGCCGATGCATATGGTATAGCCCTAGTCCAAAATATAGAAATGGGGTCAAAACCACCTACTAAAAAACAAGCCGACGAAAGAAAATCTAGACTATCTCTTAATAGCCACTTATTCGATAAACCAAAAACACCAACTACTTACCCCATTACTAAGGATATATAAAAAAGCCCCACATTTCTGCGAGGCTTAGTTTTTACGCCGCCAAACGAACTCGTTTAGTGGTGCTGCAAGCGTTTCTGTAATCAGCAAGGCTTACAACTTTTGTTTTGTTTTTGTCGTTTCCAACTTGATAATTCTATTTTCAATGCTACCATACGTTGTCAAAACCGAGCACCCCCAATAATACCGCAATGCAGCCTTAATACATTACGGAATTGGCTACATAATTACATATAGCTGCTTTTGTGGAGGCGGAGGGATTCGAACCCTCGTCCAAACTAAAATAAAAAATTATTTTGAACCAGTGCCAAAACAAATAATACTAGGGGTAATATTAAGTTGCTTTTTTTGCAATAAAATAATGGTAATCAAAAACCTTGTCAATTAACAAAATTTCCTCTTCAGTAAGCGTTCTTTTGTCTACGGCTTCATCGTAAATGTATTCAGGCATTTTGCCGCCATCAACCTTTGTTTCCTTATTTATCATGGTCGAATATAACAATTATAAAAAAATTATAAAAAAAATTTTCTGAATTAATTTGAGAAGGAACCAATATAGGCAAATTTAAAACAAGGGAGGGGGTACCTTTCCACCCAAGGGGCATGAAATGAAACTAAAAGCATTCTTTTAGGCTTTTCTAAACGATTGAGAATGGGGTTAATAATTGGTTTACTCGTACTTTAGTGGCTTTCCTGCCTTTATATTGTTGTATGTGTGCCTTACCGACAGCCTGTTTAAATTTAACTCCTTTGCTATTTTGTTTTGACTGTAACCTAATGATATTAATTTTCTTATTTCAGCTATTTATTTCGCCCTAATTGGTTTATTTATCCATCCTATTATATTTCTTGTCTCTCTCATTTTTTCGGGATTTATATTTTCCGATTTAGTAATAGCCCGAAGATTTTCATTTGCATTATTGCTTACATCGGCATCAATATGGTCTATTAATAGGTTTTCATCATAAGCCCCATTGTTGAATATGTAAATGAATATATGAACATACACTATGACTACAATCTTTTCTAATCCTTTTTTCCCGTTTGTAATCTTGGTTTGCCTGTATTTTGATGGCAATATAGTTGGTGTGAGCTTAATCCATCCAAAAGACTTTTTTGAATATACGTCGCCTCCAATTACCCTGTATTTGCCAGTAGCAATACATTTTATTGTGTTTATTTGTTTTTCAGCTTTCATTATATATTGATTAATGGCTACCACTCCTTACTTTGCTTTTAGCCCTAACGACCTCAATTTCTAATATCTTGGTTACGACGTCCGAACTATCAACCCACACTCTTTTACCCTTTAATGCGCTTTGATAGCCAACGCCATAATGTTCGCAAGCATCTTTTAGTGATGTAAATGACTTATTGCCCGGTATTATTCCATTGATTTGACCTATATATATCTTCATTGTGCAAAAATAGTTATATTTGCTACGGCAAACAAGTACAATTTTACTGTTTTGCCGTGTTTTTATTCCCTATTTATAGCCTCAATTTCATGGTAAATATACTTATGCACCCTCCACCACTCCAGTAATTCAGTAGCTAAATAGCCTTCGTCATCTAAATCAACATTAGCCTTACGCTTGTCATTTAAAGCCCTCAATGCCGTGTTTAAATACCAATCAACAGCGAAAAACCTCAACATCTCAGGCTTAAACTTACGCGAATTTAATGCGTTTATGTAGTTGTTTAAAGCCAATTTCTCAGCCTTTACGCGTGTTTTAGTGCTCCTTGCGTGAGAATACACCGGATTAACCAAATAATGTGCTGTGTTGGGTTTTAATTGAATTATTGCGTGGACATCAATGAGGAATATTATATCCCCCAGGACGTTATTATACGAGAAATTGCCCTTATCTTTTTTTTTGAGCTTTGGTTTATTGTTAAGCGTATTGGGTGTTGAATAGGGTGTTTCTTTAGTGTTAGCTTGGGTTGTTGGGTTATTATTGTATTGATTTTGAATGAACTTGGATAGTTTGATATACTTTTGGATGAAAGAGGTGTTAATAGTTATTCTATTGGTATTAGAAGCTTTTAGTATGATGTATGTTAGTATGTTTAGTTGAGTTTTGGATAGGTGAGGTTGAATTAGTAGGTAATTAGGTGTTATTGATGGTATAGCTTGTTTGTTGGATTGGTTTATGAGTTGGAAGGGAGTGTGGTGTTTTGGTGTGTGTTTTAGTATAGAAGGCATTTTGGTGATTATTTTTCTGTTTTCGCTTCGTTGCTTTTTGTTAAAATACTATTTTCATGTACTCCGAAAGATTTTAGGTTAAATTTTCATTTGTCCTGTCTGCTATTCTAAACTCGTGCTTCATTTCTTATCTTTCTTTTGGTTGTTTACTTCGTAATTGTATTTGTTAACATCTGCTTATACTCTTCTTCGGCTTTTAAAACCTTGCTTTGTAAGTCAGGATCTATTTGGGCTAAAGATTTTAGGTATTCTTCGGTTCCCTTGTTTCCGGCTTTTCGGTAAGCTGTTGTTAGGTTTACCTCGTGGTTTAATAATACCGGTTCTTTTACCTGTCGCGTATAAGTAGCGTTTTCGTCAAAGTCTTTGAATTGGGCTTTGTCCTCCGGCTTCATATCCTTACCCAATATCTTTTCCATTTTAAGGATTCGCGCCATGGGTTTACCGTTTTCTAACCTTTGCATAGTAGGTAGATGTTTAGCTAATATTTTAATGGCTTTGCTTATTTCCGGGGTTATTTTCATTTACATATCTGATTTAGCGGTTAATATAGCTGTTGGGTCTTCTTTTATTACATTCAAAACTCCTTTTACAAAGTCTTTCATGTTTATTTTAGCTGCTGATTGAAGTAAGGTTTTGGTAGGGCATGATTTTGTCCTTTTGATTATCTTTTGAGCAGCGTTGAACTTTTCGGATAATTCCTGAATTTTAACAGATTTCTTTTGTTGCCAAATATCATAGTACAAACCTAATCTTTCAGCCTCATCCGACAATGAATGGGGTAAAATGTCTTCAAATAATAATTTGGGTTCGGTAAACTTACTTCCGCAATGAAAGCACTCTTGCTTTACTGGTTTATTGGTGTATATCTTAACTACTACCGGCATACTAATACATCTTTTCTATATTTGTGGCCTCGATTGAATTAAAATATTTGAATTGGTCGCCTTCTCCTTGCATTCGTCGCCCGCGCAACTGAAATTTTACACTTACCTTGTCTCCTACTTGGAAACCTTCAATAACATCTACACTCTTGTTGATTAACTCAAATAAGATGTACTGATCGTACTTTGGGTTTTGTTTATCGGTCACAAGTAGTACAAACTTTTTAGTCTTAAAATTGTCTTTTACGTGTTTGGTTTCAAAGATGTCCGCTATTTCTCCTTTTTGATACATAAGTTATTGGTTTTTAAGGGTTATTTAATGTTCTACAAAGATGTAATATTTTTCAAAACAAAACACAGTTGTAAGTAATAATTTTATCAATATTATCTTGTATTTGTAAACAATTTTTATTAATTTTGCTTTTGAAAAAAATATTTAACCTATTTTTGCTTTAAAATAATTAAAAACATGGCAAAACAAAAATTAAGCAGACACGAAGAAGCGATGGCCGATTTCGTAAAATTTAGACTAAAAGATGTAGAGGAAATCCACTCACAATGTCGCCCGACCGGTTCAAAAGTTTTACTTATTGATTTTAAAGTAAGCGAAACAGTAAGTCCAAGTGGTATAATCATTCCTAACAACCAAGATAGAGGCTTACCCATTGGCATAGTGGTGGGATTGGGCGGTAAAGTAACCGAAGAAACCAATATAGGGGATGTGGTGTTTTATAAATCGTATGAGCCTACCACTATTGTAATTGATGGTAAAGCATTCGTATTGTGCGAAGAACATGATATTAAACTACACATTAACCCTAATGGGCTTATTCACACCTTTACCAAGTCTGATGCCGATTATCTTCAGTCAATTAAATGGGCTAAACACCAAGAAAAGTTAGATAAGCAGGCTAAAAGAGATGCTGTTTGTAAACAAAGAATGGACGATATAGCTAACGCGGGCGATATGGGGATTAAATTAACAGATTATAAAAAATAAATAAACATGAAAAAAACAATGTTATCAGTAGTTGTAATTGCACTAAGTGTAATGGCTACATCGTGCGAAAAGTCGTATCAATGCAAATGCAAATCGAAAGATAACCAAGGCTTGTACACTATTCAACAATCACAATTTACAGTAAAGGGTAAGAATTTTAATGATGCTCAAAACACTTGTTCTAAATATAACACTGGAGACCCTTCTAATCCTGATGTTGGGTGTGGGATTGGGGATAAATGGTAATAATTAAATCTTAAACAAAAAGAGTTATGAAAATGATTGGTATATTGGAGTAAATTATGAATGTATTAAGTTTATTTGACGGATAAAAGTAATTGCCTAACCACAGTGGAAAAGGATAATGTTTTAACGACAATGCCAATAGGCAGACATAAAAACGCTTTTAAGGATAAACTACCCTTCAGGTATTACACGCTAAAAGAATATTGTCGTCTGCAAACCGTTCCGGACAATTATTTTAACAATATTGTTTCTGAATCCCATGCTAAAAAAATGCTAGGCAACGGTTGGACCGTAGATGTGATTTGTCATATTTTTAAAAACATTAATCTTCTTTCGGATTAACATACTCGTTATTCACCAAGTTGTTATAAGGCAATAGTCGTTTAGCTTCCCCGGTTGCTTTTAATTCTCCTTTTCGTTTACCTGTTTTATATTCCTCTCCACTCAAAGCATCACTAAGCATTTTTAGGAAATCTTTGGTAGGTTTTAATCCTGCCGCCGGGTTTCCTATTGTATAGCTTAATGTGCTTGGGTCGAATACAAACAGTAAGTTTTGTGTAGCTTGACTTAAAGCGTCGCCCTGTTTTCGTTTTTTATCATCATCATCGCCAGAGAACTTAAAGGATAATAATATAGCGGTTAATAATAATTCGCTCAAATTCTTACGCATATTAACGAAATAAGGCTCTTTAGAGGTAAATAATTCCCTTGTAGATATTGATTTTATTAAATCTGATATACTTTTGTCAAACATATATCTATAACTTCCGCCCATTTCTTCGCCATTTGCTCCTATTCCTTTTTCGCCAAAACGAACCCTCCACCAGTCAGGAATCCATGTTTTAAACTGTCCAATAAATCTACCCAACTCCCAAAGCTCAAAGTTTCGGCGATCTTTGTCCGAATATTTACCTTGGGTATCAGATACTTTCTTTTTATAAGCACGTATTCTTTCTTCAAACGCTTCTTTATCGGCTCCGGTATATTCGCCTTGCTGATTGATTTTAGCCCAATCTTCATTGCTTATTTGCCCTAAAAACTGTGTTCCTTGCACATAATACTCGCCCATCATACTAAATACCCTTGATATTTTATTAACCTTACCTAAAGCATTTGAATTAAAATCGGCTATTTGTTCAGTTGCCACTACATGATAGTTTTCTAAAACATTTTTGGCTTTTTTGCTTATAAAATACTTGCCATCTTTCCCGGATTTAAACATTCTTTTTTCGCCTTTTAGACTTAATCCCGATTCTCTCCACGCATTATATTTCCCTACTACTGCGTTCCAAAAACCAGCTTTTGCGTTAAATGTCATAGCTATAAGGCTTGTCCATTGACGCATAAATTTCATAGCGTAATCAACCTCGGGAAACATTACTTTGTCTTCTTTAAAGATGTGTTTTGCTTTCCAATGATTAAGCCATTCGGTTACATTTTTCTTGGCCTCTTTTTCGCCGAATTTATTAGCATTGTAATATTCAATAGAATAAACATAAGGTAGTAT